CTCCGGCGACATCATCACCGACAACATCGGCGGCGGCAGCAAGATCCAAGTCGCAGTCGTTCCTTACTGCTGGTACACCGGCACGCTCGGCGCCGGCATTACGCTGCAGCCCAAGGCTGTCATGGTGCATGACCTCGTCACATGGGGCGATGGCGGCAGCGCCACCGCCTACGGCTTCGACGTGAGCGAAGCCAAGCCCACCGCCCGCAAGACCGGCACCGACGACGAAGAGATCACCTGGTAACCCTCATGCCAGCCAAAAACACCACAGTCAAAAGGGGGGCGGCAAAACGCCGCTCCCCTTCCAAAGCCGCCAAGCCCGCCGAGCCGGATCGCTTCACCGAGGACGGACGCAAAATCGTACGCCTCGAAAAGACCCGCGCCCACCAGAAGTATCCGCTCAAAGACGGCACCGACGTTCCCGGCGCCTCAACCATCGCCAAGATCGGCGAGGACAGCAGCGGCCTCATCCACTGGGCGTGGAAATTGGGTATGGACGGTCAGGATTACCGCAAGGTGCGCGACAAAGCCGCCGACATCGGCACCGTGGCGCATTTCATGATCGAGTGCTTCCTGCATAATCACGAACCAGACCTCTCGGAGTTCTCCCCGGCAGACGTTGAGAAGGCGACCATCGCCTACAACAACTTCCGCCGCTGGTGGGACAGCGAAGGGTTTACGGTCATCGAGCCGGAGGTTCAGTTGGTCAGCGAGGAATACCTCTTCGGCGGCACCATCGACGCCCCCGCGCGCGACCGCGACGGTAAAATTGTCTTGCTGGATTGGAAGACCAGCAAAGCCATCGTCCCAGCGCACAAGATCCAGTTGGCCGGCTACGAGCAACTCTGGAACGAGAACCGCCCGGACATGAAGGTCCAGCGCCGCGGGATCGTGCGCATCGGCAAAGAGTCGCCGGATGACTTCGAGGTGTCGTGGATCTTCTCCGCAGAACCCCTGTGGGAAAACTTCAAGGCCCGCCTCGCGCTCCACTACGCGAACCTGCGCCTCAAGAAAGCTGCCTAATGCAAACCGCCAAGCAAACACTAGATGCCGCATCGTCCGCCGTCTGCGGAGCGCGCAACGAAGACTACGGCCCGCCCGCAGATGACTTCGGGACGCAGGCCGAGATGTTCAGCAGCTACCTGTCGCGCACCAACGGCGCGCAGGTCTTAGTCACGGCATCCGACATCGCCGCGCTGATGATCCTGGTGAAGATCGCCCGCCAAGCGCACGCCGCCAAGCATGACAACTGGATCGATGTCGCCGGATACGCCGCGTGCGGCGCCGAGTGCGATGCCAGACAAGCCGACCTCGCCTAATGCCACCGCGCAGAACCATCGCAATCGTCCGCAAGAAGCTCGGCCGCGAAAAAGCGGACGGCATGACCCTGGGCGACGGCAAAGTCTATATCGACCCGCGTCAATCCGGCGCGGACGAGCTGGACACGGTTTTGCATGAGCTGCTGCATCACGTTTGTCCCGACATGAGCGAAGAAGCGGTCGCCGAAAAGTCCGCCATGATGGCGAGGTCGATGTGGAAAGACAAGTGGAGGCGCGTTCACGAGTGACCGCCGCAATCGACATGCCGTTTACATCCATGGTTGCCTACGATCCCATTCCGCTTTCTGAAGCAAACAGCTTACTAGATCAGTGGCAGCACAAGATGGGGCCATGCGTCCGCGGCAATGGTCGCAACTGGTCGCATGCCCTTATTCACGAACGCATTCCGGTCGCTGTCACAATTACTTCCGCACTGATCCGCGAAACCGTAGGCGGCGCCAACTTTCTCAACCGCGAGAATTGCATCGAACTCTCCCGCCTCTGCGCCGTGCGGCCGGGTTTGTGCCGCGTTGCCTTGCGCCTCTGGCGAGAATTCGTATTCCCGCATCTCGGCTACGAATACGCCATCAGCTACCAAGATGCCGACATCCACAACGGCAACACCTACCGCTTCGACGGCTGGCAACGCATTGCACGCAGTCGTTCTGGTAAAGACTCGCGCAGTGGCAAACAGGGGCGCGACAAGTGGGTCTGGCTTTGGGCCAAGGAGGCGACTCAATGACCGCCGCCGGCTACATCCTCATCGGCCTCGCCGCAGGCATGCTTATCGGCGCCCTCGCCGCCTATGGCTTTATGTTTATCTGGGCGATCCGCTGTGGACGCGAGGAGGATGCAGAATGAGCGACACGCCGAAAACCGACGCATTCATTGAGGGTCTTAACGATGACTGGGACGTTGAGTTCGCCGCTCTCACTTCTCATGCAAAGCAGCTCGAGCGCGATCTTAACAAAGCGCGCCAAGTCGCAGAGCAAATGAGCGAGTCCAATGAAGTTCTGTTGGCTGACATTCATCACTACCGAGAGCAACTAAAGGGAGCCTCCAAATGACCAGCGCCGTCCTCATCGCTCTGGTTGGCTTCGCTTACTTCGCCGTAGCCATCGACCAAGCATTCATTCAACACAACTTTTGGAATGGCATTGTGTGGTTTGGTTACGCCATTGCGCAAATCGGCCTTTGGCACGTCACCGTGCAGCCCTGACTTTATGGAGAAGTACAAAATTATGACGCCCGAAATCGAAGAAATCGACAAGACGATCGTGCTGCTGAAAAGCCAGCGGCAGAAACTTGTCGCCAAAGAGGCGAAAAAAAAGGCCGACGCCCTCTGCGCCGAGATGCGCAAGCGCAAACAATCCAAATGACTTTCAAGTTGCAGGCTCAAGCGGGTTCTCGCCGGCGTTCATGTGGTGTGACGCCGCGGACCATCTCCGGGATGCCCAGCTCCACCGAGCGAGACGAGTGGGGCGCCTGCACATCTTTTGGCAGGGTGCTGAAAGCGGCAGACATAACATCTGTGCGGCCAGGTTCGGCCCAATGTGGTATCGCCCAGCCCTGCCTCACTTTGTCCGCCAACGCCTCTGCTTTCTTGCATGCGCAACATGGACCTGAATCAACAGGTTTCGCCCATGGGACGCCTTGGGAATGCGGAGCTATTTTGTTCGGGCAGCGCAGTAACACGGATGAGCGCCACATCGGGAGACAGAGGTTCGGCCTTAGTCTGAGAACGGTGGGCGCCACATCGAGGTCGGGAGGCATCCACGGTTTATCCGCCCGCATGGAGCTAAAATCCATGTCCCACTGGAGCCGCAACTTTGGCAACCCGTGCGCTGAAAAGGTGAGCGCTCACCGTTCCCGGCAATCTTTCTGAAATCTCAAATTTCAAATCTCCAATGATCCATGAGTTCGCCCGCCCCGTTCCCGTCAAGACCCCGCTCGGTCTCGGCTCGGTGTGGTATGTCGAATCGCAGGGAGCCTATTTCAACAACATCTACGCCGTGATCCTCGAGGACACCGGCGAGACGCGCTACATGCGCAGCGATCAGTTCGTCGTCTTGGAGAATCCCACGATGGACATCAAGAATTTGGGCGCTGGCACGGCTTAACAAAATCGGCCCTGGGGAGGGTCCGAGCGTCAACCAGCCAGCGCCCATTCTATTTTCGTGAACGAGCACCAGACACGCTTCAAGCCTACGCCGCACCCGGTCATGCAGCTAGATTACGATCTGCTGGACAAGCTGGGAGCTGAAAACGGCTGGCTATATCTCAAAACGCGCGAAGAGATGATCGCCCGCGAGGCATCAGACCCGTTTCGCTATGGCTACATCCCGCCGGTGTGGAAACGCGCGTCCGATCTGCTGGAAAAGCACCGCGAGATCCTCGTCATGGGCGGCAACCGCTCGGGGAAAACGGAATGGGCGGCGAAAGAAGTCATAAAAACGCTTTATTCCAAGCCCGGATCAGTTGTTTGGTGCTTCCAGACCACCGCGCCCAACTCCATCGAATTGCAGCAACCCAGAATTTGGAAATATATGCCGCCGGAGTGGCGGACGGCGAGAAAAGGGCAGGTCACGAATATAACGTACAGCGTTAAGGGGGGCTATACAGAACAGAAGTTCGTGACCCCACAAAACAGTATCTGTGTTTTTCGCAATTATTCGCAAGATCCGAGCACGCTCGAGGGCGGCGAGATCGATTTCGCCTGGGCGGACGAGCTGGTGCCGCTTGATGTCCTCGAAACCCTCCGCTTCCGGTTGGTTGACCGCAACGGCAAGTTGGCCGTGACTTTCACGCCGGTCGAAGGCTGGTCACCGACCGTGTCTGACTACTTGAGCGGCGCCAAGACCATCACCGACACTGACGCCGAGCTGCTCCCGCTCAAAAACGACAAAGGCGAGATCTCCGGCTACGACAAAGTGCCCATTGAGCAGATTAATCCGAAAGGCCGCCCGATCCTCTACTTCCACACGCAGTCAAATCCCTGGGCTGGCTGGTCGCGGATGAAGAAGGAGCTGCAATCCGAGACGAAGGAAAAAATCCTCTGCCGCGCTTACGGCGTCCCGACCAAAGCCATCAGCGGCCGCTTCCCCTTGTTCAATCCCAAGGTCCACGTCATCCGCGCCTCGGATGTCCCGCAAGGCACCCGCTACCACTGGGTCGAT